TAAAACTAGGATCAGGAGCAGTAGTTTCATCACCTACTAACCTACTAGTCCATGTAATTTGAGCTAGTGAAAATACGGTTTCACCAAAATCAGAAGCAAACGCATCATCCCAAGGATCTCCAGAAGTTCTGATAAACTGTATTGGCATTGTACTATCATCTAGATTATTAGCTAATCCAGGTTCTACAGTTTCTACCCACTCACCCACATCTTCATCTGCTTGGTTATTATGTTTAAGCCAGTAGTCATCCGTTCCTGAGCTTGGGCTTCCGGTAACTCTAACTATAAAACCATCTTTAGTCCTAGAAGGAAGATCCGTAAAGTCAACAACAGAGCCCTTGATAGCTATTAGATTGTCTTCAGGAGCTTGTGCATGAAGCGTAAAGTCAGCACCATTAACTCTTGTTAGATGAACATTGGAACTCCCAAACTTGGTAACAGTAAAAGCTCCAGTACCAGCAGAACCAATACTTCCATTAAGATCATTATAAATATCATCAAGTTGTGTAGCAGCATCAGCACTAGAAGTAACAGTTGATCTTAATGTACCATCAACATATACGGTCATAGTAGCAGCATTAGTGGCCTGCTTGAGAAACACGATACCTTCAGGGTTTCTATCAGAACTTGTAGTAGCCGATTTAGCCGTTGTAACAGTTTTGTTTAATATAAAGGTATAATCAGCTACGGTAAATAACTTAAGATTATCTCGTGTATTAGCACTGGTTATATAGGTTAATACGTCTCCTGTAGCTCCTGAGACACTCTTAGAAACACCGTCTAGACCCCATACTTCCATTTCAGCTCCTGAAAAATCGGAACTAAAATCAGAACTGAACTGTTCTGAGGTCAGGTGTACTATATATCTCTCATTTTCATCCCTGTTAATGAAATGAATATTTGCATCTGTATCAGTTTTATTACTTAACTTTGCTATATGTTCTAATGGAGGTCTTTTTTTAAGCCCCTCCGCTATAGTAACTAATCCATTCTCTTGTGTAGTCGATTGAGAAGCTAATCGTAATGCAGGAGGTTGTTGAGAAACCCCATTGATTAAGTTACTTATTTGCTCTGTAATAAGAGGCATTTACCATAGCTTCCTGTATAATTTGGTAGTGTTATACATATCTGTAGTACCATAACCTATATTGAATCCAGATCTCTCTCCTTCATCATCCAGTAAATCAGCATAAGCTTCGGCTTCTTCTTGTCGATTAACTGTCTCTGCTGAGACTTGTCCTATAATTTCTTCTTGAAATACTCGTGCTGCCTTTGTAGTTATGTATTGTCTTGCAGTTTGTGGAATGTCTTCAAAATCCAACAAGGTAATAGTAACAGCATCATTAATAGAAGTTGTCCAAATAAAAGTATTATTATCTAAATCATAAAGAAAAGGAGATCCTTCCCTTCCCCTGATTGTTGTGAGTTTAGTAGGAGAATAAACAGATAATACGGATGTACCAAGAGGAATACGGCTGTCTGAATCTAAGGACAATACAACATCCCATTCCGTATTAAAATGCCACCCTTTCTGCTGTACCTCTCTGTTGATATTGGATATAAGATTTTTAGCTTGAGTAACGTCTACTGTGGTAGCTGTCTCTAAACTGGAAACAGCAGCCTCACCTACAGCAGCTAAAAGAATATTAACTGCATCTAGTTCAGTTATAGGTACTGTAGTAAAATGTGACATTTTAAGTAACTAACCCCATGCCCACAACTTGAGCATTTCTAATAGTTAAATTATCAGTGCTGTCTATGTTAGCAACAAAGATAGAAACATAATCATTAGTAGCCATTGAAGCATATCCAAAGGTAACAAGATTAACTGAGTTAACGGTAGTTGCAGGAGAAAATCCTACAATCTTTGTTCCAGTAATTAAAGTTCCATTCTTATGAATAGCTAATCCAAACTCTTTATCTACTACAGCCGTATCAATTTCCAATGAAGCTGAAGCTAAGAATAAACAGTTAATTGTTGGTGTACCGGTATATCTCAACCTACCATCCGTATTTTCATCAAATTCATTAGCAGCAGGAGCTGTACTTAAAGTCCATGTTCCTGCTGTTCCTTCAACGTAAGTTCCAGCTACGCTAATAGTGGTGCTGGCAGGAGAAGAAACATAGATGCTTCCTTGTTTAGTTTGACAGGTTTCAATAAAGTCACGCAAGTCTTGGGGAGTGATAGAACCTGCTGCTTGACCGTCTTGAAACAAGTTGGTGGCTAAATCACTAACTGTGCGTGATGTATCAACCATTCGTTAAAATCTCCAAATAAAAAAAGGAGAGCCACCGAATACTCAGTGACCCTCCAATTAGTTTAACTCTCAGTAACAGTTGTACCGCTACCGCTACCTTGAATCAGAATATGGAAACCACCTGTAACACCAGTTGCTCCACTGGAAGACTTAGCAACCAATCGAACAATAGCTTTAGCAGGGATTACCAGTGGTACTCCACCAGGAAATTGGAACCATCCTCGTGAATCACCATTAGTTGTTGCAGCTAAATCAGCATCATGTTCAGGCACAAACATCTCAGCAACAGTATCATACGTTTCAGATGATGCTACACCTTGAAACCCATGTCTAGCTACCTGTAGAGCGAACATAGCTCCTCCTACTGAAGTTGCAGCAGGGAGAACTTGCCCCCAAAAACCATGAACATAACCTGTGTGACCAGCAGGAACTTTCCACCAACAGTTGTGGATACCATAGTCTCCAGCTTCTATAAGACCTAAGTTATTACCAGCAGCGTCATTGGAAAAAGTCAGCGTACCAGCAGAAGCTAAACCAGATCCTGCTGCTGTGATATACGCTTCGTTAACAAAAGTCCAAGTTGTATCACCTTGCTCAACAATGCTTGTACCATTCAAAGTCATGCTTGCTTCTTTAATATTAAAAGAAGTATCCAATCCTTTTACTGTTACAGTTTGAGCTCCAGTGCCAGCAGGAGAACCATCGTCATTCGCATCACTACCTACAACCTCTATACCATCACCAGCAGTACCAAGCTGTGTAATGTCAGCGTTAAGGTTAGTAATCAGTTCGTATGATGTACCTACAGCAGAATTATCAGCGTAAACCGTATGTTGAGTTACGTTGGTAACTGCATTGGCAGCGACAGGAAGATAACTTCCAACATCAGCAATATCAGCCATAGTTATTCTCCTTTCGCTTAAGAGGTTTTAAATTCAACACAAGCTTCAGGACGAATAAATCCGTGACCCATAGCATACTTAGCCACAATCCACCAACCTTGAAGTCGAATGTCGTATTCAGTTTCTACAGCCAAGTTCAGAAGCTTGACAGTAGCTACAGAAGACTTGTGCATAACCAAAGCCTTCGTTGTAGAGAAATCTCCGTCATGCGTTGTAACTTGAGAAGAACTGATATTAGTAATAGGAAGATTATTAGTTTTCACAATATGAATACCAGCAACCTTCATAACTTCACCTTCTGCATATACTCCTCGTCCACCCCAATCACGGTTGATTAGGTTAGTCGTTTCTGCCATCAAGTAATATTGGGCAGGACGTACATACATATAGCGATCATTTTCAGGAACATTGTTCTCATCCAACTGTTCAGCAGCATCAAACAATCCACCACCTAAAGTTGAACCTGAGGTTCCATAAGATGCGTTAGTTAACACAGAACCTCCATTACCACTCGTAACGAGAGTAGAGGATCTAGCACCTAATACACCTTGTTGTAATACATTCTTGTCCCATTGTGTACCAAGAATAATACCAGCTTCCTTAGCATAAATAGAACGTACATCATAGTGATTCATAGCTTCGTCAAGATTATTGACAAAGTGATCCGCGAGAAGCAGACCATCAATAGAAATGACTTTCTCATTCTTATTGATTGCCGTACCATCAAGCTCATTAGCTGTGGTAGAAGTACTACCAGAACTATTAATATAAGCATATTCAGTTGAAGCAGTTTTCCAAACCAATGGAAATTGCACTGAAATACCAGAGCTGATAGAACGGATAACGTGCTTGTCCATAGTAACACTAGCTTGTTCAAAAGCGGTCAACACTTCACCAGCGTAGACCTTAAGAAACATAGCACTGGAATCACCAGTACTATTCTTTTGACCAGAGCGAGACATTACTTGAACAGGTGCGGTAGTTGCAGTTACACCCATAGCAAGTCTCCTTTCAATCTTAAATTAATAAAAAAAGTATCTAACAAAATGCTATACTTCTTCACTAACTTTTCGACTCAAAGATTATCCACCGCAGTAGGTCTTTAATCTACTCACTTAATTACTCTATAGCTCGTACTACACTAATCAAACCTTAGAAACGGCCTGATTTAAAAACATCTGAGCGTTCCAATCTATCCAGAACATCTTGTCTGTAAGCTGGATCACTTTCATATCTTGGATCTTTCATAGCAGCAGTTATCTCAGCATTACTCCTGAATATCTCAGATCCTTCACTCATCCTGGAAGGAACATCACCGCTAATCTCCTGACCATCTACACCCATAGCGTTCTGATAGTCAGCTCGTAACCCCTTAGCTGTAATCATGGCTAACTGAGTATCACCACTGTTAACAGCATTATCATAAGCTTGGATTTGCTCAGGAGTATAATTAGCTTGAGCCCACTCTACCATAGAAGCGTAGGCTTCATCCCCACCTACTGAGTTTTTAACTTGTGTTCCTATTTGTTCACCTAAAGCTTTGACTCCTGCAATATATGTATCAGCATATTCTCTACTGATACCAGCCTTCTCAAGAGTCTTATAACTTTTATCAGTTAAAGATCCTGTTTCCATATATTCCTGTTGTAAAACTTCCATATCAAATGGAGCATCAGGAACTTCCGGAATACTTAAGTCACTGTCAGCTACTTCTTCTTGTGGCTGGTTTTGCGAATGAAACCGCCTTTCCAACTCGTCATAGCTTTTTCGCCAGTCTTCATCTGATTTAAATTTTTCTGGCCTAAATGTTTGGCTCTCCTCCTCACCCTCCAGAGGAACAACACCTTGATCGACAGTATTCTCAGCCATAACAGCTTTAGATGCCATCTCCGCTTCATGTGCTTCAACACTCTGAGGAGCGTCATTTTCAACTATCAGTTGGTCTACCATATCGCTCTCCATAGGTTTCTTTTATTGTTCCATTCGGAAGTTTTATCTTGGTATAGGTTGAAGGTAGACCCCCACCTTTACCAGCTTGTACGTTAGCTTTCTGTTCCATGATAACCATTGTATTATCCACTTCTTTTAACTGTGTCTTGGAAGTGATACTGGCTTCAGATTTTTTATTGGTTTTCGGCATTTGCTTGTCGCTCCCTTATCAGTTCTCCTGCTTGATTAACAGCGTTAGGTGTGGCAGCTACACCAGCCTGTGCCATAGCTTGCTGTTGTTGAGCAGCCTGACGTTCTTGTTGCACTTGTTCCTCAGGTTTTATTAATCCCTTCATGTCTATTCCAAAACCAACACCTAAGCGTTTTAAAGCATCACTGGCATTAGTATAAGTGAGTACTGATTCAGGTCCTAGTATTTGAGCTGCTGTCTGTAAGAATGTAGCAAGTTTATTAGCGTCATTCCCTCTACCCAAAGCTTCAAACCCTGTAATAATAACAGGCTCTACAGTTCCCTCAGGAAGCTTTGGTAATTTCTTTTCTCTTTCTAATACTGAGATAATACGTTTAATCAAAGGTAACTGAAGTTCATGTGAGAGAAGACTATAGATACCCCCTAGAGAAGTCTCAAGTTCATTAGCTAGGAACCTGATTTCTTCTGCTGTAACTCGTTCTGCATCACGTTGAACGCTTTGGTTTAACATGAAAGCTGCTGCCAGCCTTCGTTCAATTTGATTGATAGTTTCCTGAGCTACCCTGAAATCATTAAACTTCTGCATCTGAAGTACGGTCACATCATCCGCACTACCTTGTCGAACCGCTAGATTTGGAGCTTGTGAAATCGTTTTTAACTTTGTAGTTCCATTAGGTCTAACCAAGAACACAGCTCTAGCAGCAGCAGCAGAGCCCTCCAAGATAGCCTTGGCTAATCCTTCCAGAGATCTTAAGTCACCTAAGTATTCTTCTACAAATCCTCTCCCATAGTCTTCTCCATCAATAGAAGAAAACCTCAAGGGGAGCCAAGGGTTTTTATCAAGCGGATAAACAGAATCTGTATTAGGAATCTTTTTACCATGCACTTCCTGGAATACTTTGATCTTGTTATTACTTCGTTTGACTACAGTATAAAGGTCTAAATCTTTTTCAACAGAATCAGCAGCATGACCTGTTTCATTAGGAGGAGCACTACCAAAAATATCTTTGTATAACTCCCTGCTCATTTTCTCTTGAACAATCACCTCAAGCATATCTCCTTGAGGATCTCGTCTTACTACATATTGATCCAGATGAAAGACTCTAATCTTGTTATTTTTGTCAACATGAATCAAAGCATTACCAGTGATAATCAAGTGCCGTAAACATTCATTCAGTGGAACGCGCATGGCCTTTGCTTCTACTTCATCCATGACGGCTCTCTCCATAGCATTTAAGCCTTCTTCTACCGGAGCCCTTTGTGCTTGTAGTTCTTCTAAAGTAAAATCATCTATCTGAAATTTAAAGAAAGGAGAATTAGGAGGAAACAAAGTTAACAGGAGTTTGGCAGCTAGGTTGTTTACTCCTCTTGCTCCGATTCCTTGGAACGGAGTTGGTAAATCCTGATCGAGAGTAGAATTTCTAGGGAGTATAAAGGGTATAGTAATCTCTGCTCCATCCCAAGCCCTAGTAAGAAACCACTGTCTACGTTGACTTAAGCTTGAATACTTTTTAGATATAGATTCTACCATATTATGCTATTTGTAATCCTGTATTAGAAAGTGAAGTCGCAAGATCTATGTCACCTACGTCTGCTTGGGCTGCCCTGCGTTTCTTCGTACGTTTAATTTCTTCAGCCAAGAGAGCACTGGCTTGTCTTCCACCTGATCCTGTAACTACTGATTGTTGAGTGTTGTAAGCTATAGGATCAAAAGCAGTTTGTTGATAATATTGAGAGTAGTCCTGTTGTTTAGGCATGAGTAGTCCTGCACCTACAGACGTAGCTAGTCCTGTGATTCCAAAACCTAACATTCCACCAGCACTTAAACCAGCAGGCATCCAGCCCATTCCTATTTGATTAACTGCCGTATCAGCAAAAGCTTGTGCTCCCCAACTTTCTGCCCCTAAACCTCCCATACCACCAGTAAAACCACCAGCGATACCACCCATGATAGCACCTTGAAGTGGATCACCACCTGTTATCGCTGCCCCTGCTGCTCCAGTAGCTGCACCTATCGCAATACCCATTGAAACAGGCTCACACATATACTACTACTGTCCTATTAATGTGCCTAGAATATAAATAGTAGCGTAAACAGCCCCAAAAATAACTGCATAAGTAATCATAATATTATCCTA